CATTCAATGGCGGATTACTAAACATCAATAAATTATACATATTCACAATTTCTGTTTTCAATAATGCTCTATCATAATACATAATATTACAAATAGCTCCATCTAATCCGTTATTCGAACCTAAAACGACTTTTCCAGTAGTTATGTATTGTGGCGGGGTGGTTAAATTGAAAGTCCTCTCTAAATTGCCGTCAATAAATATATCGACTGTAGTAGAAGCATAATTGATTACGACATTGGTCCATCGTTGCCCTTTATTCTTGATTAGATGCTTGTCTTCTCCAAAATAGATGCCCAATTTATCTTTTTCATCATCATTGCTCATGTTATTTGTGTAAACCAATTGTGGTTTTTTATCATCCATGTTGAATATATTTGTTTCTTTGGAATATGCGTTATAACTATTTGATTGAGGGTCTATATATATCCACATGGATACCGCGAAATTTTGTCTATAATTGGTAGGGTCATCCGTTTTTGCTTTGGGTAATTTCATGATTTCATTGCTTGTTAATACATACTCTTTATTCAAAAAACGACTATCCGGCAATACTGCTATACCATTTTGTTTCAATACTTTGGATACTAATTTGGGAAGATAAATATAAGTTAACACGAGCAATATTTCTATAATGAATAATACATAAATGAGATTCGCGGTGGATTTGATTTCCCCTTTAATATATTGAACGAAATCAATCAACAAACAAGGAATGTAAAATATGAAATGAACCAATAATCCTAGCCATCCTTTCGATTGTTTTAAATACATAGAGAACATTAAAAATATGATTGCTAAACCGACAATTACCATTAATGCGAATAAAAATATTGCTACATATCCGGCCATAAGTAAATTACGATATGATAATTTAGTGCTAATATATGTAATTGCTAATGCGAATATAGTTAATCCTACACAAATCATCATTATGTTTTTTTCATTTCCTGGTGCTCCTTGACCTAATTTTGAAGCATAAGGGGATACAAAATAATATAACAAGCTCAAAGGAATAATAATAGAAAATGTAAACAAAAAGGTTTCCATAGAGAATTTCATTCTATGACGCGAATAATAAAAAAACAATACAGTAAATATGATTAATATAGCAAATGCGATTAAATATATAAAAAAATTATATCTTTCAAGAGAACTATTCAATAAAAACTGTATAAAGTCCGATTCTTTAATCGTTTGGATCATAGAATTTATATTTTCACCTATTTTTTCGCCTATAGATTTTAAAATATCCAATACCGACATAATATCTTATATATAGAAGATATTATTTTACAATTATAAATTTTCAATTGTTGTTTTTTTTCCATGGCATTCTCTACACAAAGCGACTAAATTATTTACCTCATTCGATCCTCCGTATTCTAATCTAACTTTGTGATCTACTTCAAACCAAGCAGTCAATTGACTTCCACAGTCCCCACATTTCCAATTTTGTCCAGAGGCGACGAATTTTTTCTTTGTTTCACTAACAGAACGTTTGGTGCCTTTCTTTCCAGAAGTCATCATTCTCGCTTCAGCCGCTTGTTGTTTCATAGGTACAATTGGATGATTATATCCTCCGCCGTGCTGATGATTGCTGCCCCAATATTGGTCGTTCAATATGTTTTGTTTCGTGGTAAAGTCTAATATGGGCGATAAAATACTGGATGTATCTTTATCTACAGGCAAATATTTAATATATTCATTGGATGCGGAAAGCATATTACGCGCTTGTAATGGATTTTTTTTTATTAACCAATAAATCATTAATGCTCCGATAGCAACCCCAGCCATTTGATAATATTTTTTCCACGACAAAGCCATTTTTAAATATTTTCCATCACTGTGTATATTCGCTATGATAAATCCGGTTATGATAAATAATATGATTTCGATTCTCATTTTGTACTATATTATAATATCCATAGATATTTTTGTCGGCATATATCATTCATAATACACATATATCAAAAAAACGCATATTAAAATGAGAGCAATATGAATATAATGTTTACGCATATTTATAATATTACTCAAATAGATTGGTTTGGGGTTATATTCCGCTTCATATTTATCTAAACCCGTTTGTAAAGAATATTCTTCTTTACCTAATGAAAAATTGTATTTATTGTGTATAAAATGAACCCAACGAACAAATGAATCACGGTTGTCTAAATAGGGTGATACTGGATATTTATCCAACATATGACTAAATTTATTTCCCATTTCTTCATTTGGAATAAATAATGGCATATTTTGTATTAAATCATAATATTTACGTTGAGTGATTTTAGTAGGATGTTCAGGATAAGACCTAGCAACTGTATGTAAAAAGAACCAATAATGAGGTCCCCAAACGGATGGGTCAAATAGCATTCTTGTATAATTATATAAAGAATTGGGAATATAATATTATAATACGACCGTATAATTGATTAATAGAATGAATGATAATTATTGTAATAATTGTGGAAAACAAGGACACTTATATCATCAATGTAAGATGCCTATTACCAGTATTGGTATCATCGTGTTTCGATATAATAAACATGCGATAGATGCTGACGAAAAAATAGAATATTTAATGATTTGCCGTAAAGATACTTTAGGCTTTATTGATTTTATGAGAGGTAAATATTCCATCTACAATAAAGAATATATTGCGAATATGTTTAAACAAATGACTACAGTTGAAAAACAACGAATCATAGATTTAGAATTTGATGAATTATGGAAAGATATTTGGAAAAACGAAATGATTTCAAACCAATACAAAGTAGAAGAAATATTATCTAGAGAAAAGTACAATACTTTGAAAAAAGGAATAACCAATAAAGATGAATTCTATTCATTACAAACCATTATTGATGAAACAAATCTTGTTGAAATATGGGAAGAACCGGAGTGGGGATTTCCAAAAGGACGTAGAAATTATTTGGAAAAAGATTATGAATGTGCGATACGCGAATTTGGTGAAGAAACCGGTTTAGATATTACGAAATTGAAAAATATACATAATATATTGCCTTTTGAGGAAATATTTACTGGTTCGAATTATAAATCATATAAACATAAATATTTTGTATCGTTTATACCATATGAGAATAGTATGAAAATAGATAATTTTGAAACGTCGGAAGTTAGTAAAATGGAATGGCATAATTATTCCGAATGTCTAGAATTGATAAGACCATATAATTTAGAAAAAAAACGATTGATTACAAATGTAAATAACGCATTAACAAAATATAGACTGTTTTTTCTATAATGATTTTTGTTATTTATGGCGCAATAAATATATACATATATTTTAAATAAGTATATATTAGTATGGAACAACCAATAGAAACTAAGAAATATTGCCCAGATGGAACTCGCCGTAATAAGAAAACGGGTAAGTGTGAACCTAAAAAAGAAAAACGTGCTACGAAAAAAAAGAATGAGGCGGTTGCTGAAACAACTACGCAGTTTTTAGCAGAGACAACCGAATCAGTGAAAAATACATTGAATGACTTAGTAGAGATTGTTTCAACGGAAGACGTAGAACCAAAAAATAAAAAATATTGTCCGCCTGGAACACGCCGTAATAAGAAAACGGGTAAGTGTGAACCTAAAAATGAAAAACGTGCTACGAAAAAAAACATTGTAAATACTATATTAGAAAATCCAGTAGTCCAAAATTTAACAACATTTAAGCCATTGGACATTAATGAAAAAACGCCGAACCCATTATTCGAAGCATTGAAAGAACCATTTACGGAAACAAGCGAAGAAGTAGTAAATGAGCCAGTGGTTGTACCACCACCCGCACCAGTATTAAATATTGAACCTCTGCCTGAACCAACAGCCAAACGAACCATTTCTATATCTCGAAATAATGATTTAATCCGAATGAATTTTGAAGAATTGAAACAGGTATTACTCTCTCTTTTACCACCAGGAGAACCTTTGAAGGAGGAATTCAATAATCCAATCAAAATACGAAAAGAAATTGTGCGATTACGTAAATTAAAAGCAATTGCTCCTGTACCAATCGAAACTCCTATTGAAACAGTTCTTCCTTCGCCAGTAGATGTTCTAACTGAAACAATACCTACTGAAATACCGATTGAATCATTACCAATACCGATTGAACCAAAAGAAGAAGATTTTGAACCCATCATATCCAGCACTGATTTAAATAATAAAGAATTATTTGAAAAAGAAAAAGTAGAACATGAATTGAACCGTGAAAATAAAGAATATGATTTTTTGTATCCACACATCAATGACCCCAATTTCAACGAAAAAATAGCCAAACGAAAAGAATTCAATGATACAAAATACGATGGAAAAATCAGAGATATAAAAACTTACGCCAACCAAGTATGTAAATCCCAATTTGAATTATTACCTCATCAATTATTTGTAAAAAATTTCCTTTCATTGAATACTCCATACAATAGTTTATTATTATACCACGGATTAGGCACCGGAAAAACGTGTAGTGCGATTGGTATTGCCGAAGAAATGCGTTCCTATATGAAAGAAGTCGGTATTAAACAAAAAATAATGGTCATTGCTTCTCCAAACGTTCAAAGCAATTTTAGATTACAACTATTTGACGAAAATAAATTACAATCAGATAATGGTTTATGGTCATTGAATACTTGTATAGGTAATTCTTTATTGAAAGAAATCAATCCAACCAATTTAACGGATGTTCCAAGAGAACGTATTGTTAGTCAAATCAATACCATTATCAATACCTATTATGAATTTGTAGGATATATTGAATTTGCGAACTATATTCAAAAATATACGTCGGTTCAAGAGAACAGCGGATTGTCCGAAGATGAAATTAAAAAAACAGAAATAAAAAATATCAAACGTGTATTCAATAATCGTTTGTTAATCATTGACGAAGTTCATAATATTCGTAAATCCGATGATAATAAAAATAAACGTATCGGAGAACTTTTAATGAATGTCGCCAAACATACGGTTAATATGCGTTTGTTATTATTGTCTGCTACACCTATGTATAACAACTATAAAGAAATCATATGGTTAACCAATTTGATGAATATGAATGATAAACGTTCAACCATTACAGAAGACCAAGTGTTTGATAAAAATGGAAATTTTATTCCTCAACAAAATAGAAATGGAGAAATCATAGAAGGAGGAAGAGAACTTTTGGAAAGAAAATTAACCGGATATGTTTCATATGTTCGAGGCGAGAACCCTTATACATTTCCTTATCGTATTTATCCTGCGGATTTTTCACCTGAAAATACTCTTCAAAATATTACATATCCAACCAATCAAATGAATGGTAAACCCGTAGATAAACCTTTACAATTTATACCTATATATACTTCTCAAATCGGTGAATATCAATCCAAAGTATATGATTTTATTATGAACAATTTACGTAATAAATCGATGTCGCGCCGAGATAAGTTTGGAAAAGAAATTATTATGCCTGATTTTGAAAATATGGAAAGTTTTGGTTATACTTTATTACAAACACCCCTGGAAGCATTGAATATTGTATATCCAAATCCAATGTTTGATGCTATCAATCTAACTGCTGAAATACCTACCGATAATCAAGAAATCATTGAAAATATGATAGGCAGTAAAGGTTTGGCGAATATTATGAATTATACAACAGTCACCATTCCTAATCCTATCAAAAACAATTATGAATATAAACCAGAGGTCATTCAAAAATATGGTCGCATTTTTCACAGTGAACATATTGGTAAATACAGTAATAAAATCGCTAGTTTATGTGAACGCATTCGTAATTCCACCGGTATCGTTATGGTATATTCCCAATATATTGATGGCGGTGCGGTTCCTATCGCATTAGCCCTAGAAGAAATGGGTTTCGGTAGATATGGAAGCGCGAAATACACCACTTCATTATTCAAAAAACCATTGAGTGAACCTATCGATGCGCGAACAATGAAACCTAAAAGCGAAGTCGCGGAAAATTTCAAACAAGCCAAATATTTGATGATTACAGGTGATAAATTCTTTTCGCCAAATAATGCGATGGATATAAAATATGCTACAAAATCGGAAAATAAATATGGAGAACTGGTGAAAGTCATCATTATTT